GCATCACGGTAAGCCCGGTTACCTTGAGCAATACTTTCAGCTTAAAATCTGCGGGGCTGCGCTGTGTGGTTGATAGCTGCCCTACCCTCAGCAACTGGTCAGGCGTCAATTCATTCCAGCTGGCCGGTATATGGAATTTTTCGGCGTTGATGGTCAGTGTCCTCATCTTGCCCTCCCTTTTTTGCGCAGGCTTATCTTCCAGTAGGCAGTGCCCTCTATGCGCCGGTTAAACGGATCTGCCATCAGGCTGTAGGCATGGTCCTTTTTGGTCACCAGCAGGGCCGATCCGCCGAGGCTTAGGTTTCCGTCAAGCGAACCGCCGATTACAGGCCCCACAAACAATTTATTCACCGGATTGCTCACCGTGGTTGTGTTATAAATAATCTGCGTGGGTGTACGGTCTGTATATTGCAATGTAGCAGGGGAAAGCCGGTTGCGCGAAACAGTATCCGCAAGCCTGATGTATGCCAGCGAATCATCTTTGAGTACACGGTCATAAACGTACTTAGAAAAGTAATCGCGCAGGATCAGGGCGGTATCAACCACGGCGGGCACTTCTACCGGCGTAATCACCTCAACCGGCACTGGTACCGGCACTTGGGTAATATACCTGGTGGTATCATAAAACCATACCTCTGTCCGGCTGTGGGTGGCTTCAGGGCAATCGGGGCAACGGCTGCATTCGCGCTGAAGCAAAAGCAGGCCGATCAGCACAAAGATGATCAGCTTATCGGCAACAGCCATGTATTTTTTTATTTTCTCCATCGTGCTACTTTATATATCTGCCGGTTAATCCTGCGTTTCATATACACGCCATCGCCTTCGCGGCTGCCGGCGTCGTTTGTATTGCCTTCAACCGTAACCACCCAATCGCAGCCCCATTCATGTATAAAGCCTACATGGGCAATGCGGTTAAGTTTTTGAAACCAGATGCCGAACACATCGCCCGGCTGGGGTGTTTGGGTTTTAGCGCCGGTGCGGGAATATATCACCCTCGAAGCCGGGAACCAGCTGGGGCTCCAGCCAGATTTCACCCGCGGCTCGCCGCATTGCTCAAGGGTCCAATGCACAAAGGCGGCACACCAGGCATCGCCACGGTGCCGCCCCACACTTTTCAGATAGGCCTCTACTTCAACACCGTCGTTCTTCCCCGAGGCCTCTCTTACTCCAATCTGCGATTGGTAAGTGCGTGTTATGCAGCTTATACTATCCTGCTGAGCATAACTATGCAGAGCAAATAGAGCGCAAAAAGAAATAATGATAATTTTGCCTTTTGCCATTCTGTATAATGTCTGTCCGGATAAGCCATTCCGGGAGTTTCTGTTATCTTTTTTTCAAGCACCTCGTCAATGTGTCTGTATATCCCCGGGAAGGTTATCTTCAGCATGATCCATGCGACGGCATGGTAAATCATAAACTGGATAATGGTAAACAATATCACCTGGAATATCCCGGAGTCATAGGTGCCTGCCGTTGGGTCCACCATGTGGAGCAGGTAAGGGCTCATCCACCACAATATGAAAGCCAGTGGCAGTGTCCACAGCTCGTTCCAGATAAGCAAAAATTTCAGTATCGGTTTCATTTCGGGTCCTCCGCGTATTTTTGGTTAAACTTTTTAAGCTCATCAAGCAGGTGCTTGTTCTGGTCGCTCAGCGCCTTTATCTGGCAGCGCGACGATTTCAGGTCTTTTTCAAGGGCGGTCATCTGCTCACGCAGGCTTTTGTTCTCCGTCAGAACCGCGCTGTATTGCCCCTGAATCTGCTGCAGCTCTTCCTTCATTTCACGGTTCTCCTGTTTTAAGGATTCAATCTTCATGGTCAGTTCTTTGCGAAGGTCGTCGGTAAGCTCGCGGTAAATCTTTACAACTTTTTCGGTATTATCAATTTCAAGTCCTTCGGCCTGGGCATTTACCTGCTTTACTTCGCTTTTGTATTTTCGGCGGGTAAGCAGAAATGTGATGATCGACACAAAAGCCGCCGCCGTGGTAGAGATCAGTAGTTCATTCATTTTTCAAGTCGGGTGTTGGTTAGTATAGGGTGAAGCGTCTTATTGTCCGAATACAAAAAATGCATTATCCTCCTCGTTCACGAACCGTTCATAGGTCCGTCCTTCCACGTAAACAGAATCCCTGTAAAGCGGGTAGCTGTCCGGATTCTTATCCAGCACCTTGCGCACCTCGCTCAGGTAATGTTCGCCGGTAAGTTTATACCGGGTATCAATCTCTTCGGCTGCAGTAAGGTTTGCCACAGCCCGCTTTATCAACGGCAGCAGGGCGGTATTGGCTTCCGTGAGGGTGTTTTCGCGTATCTCAAGCCTTATCTGCTCTGCAAGCGGTTCGCTGATCACCGGGTCAATTTTAAGGATCTCAATATTGTCCATGGTATTGCGCATGCTGCGGAATTTCAGCCGGCTTTTGCCGATATGCACATATTTGTCAAATTCTTCGGCCGAGTTGATAAAGTTCCTCAGTTGCATGGTAAAGGCGTCGCTCTCGGTCCACTGGGGGTAATCGTCGGCGTTCTGCTCCAGGAATCGGAGCAGCATCTCCACGGCGTCCCATCCCTCGCTTTCGAGGCTGGCAACAAAGCGGTTTACCCGGTCTTTCGATGCCGGCGCCAGCGTTTGGTTGCTCACCACCCCGAAGCCTGATTCAGTAAGCTGCAGATCGAGGTTAGGCGCGGCCTCGTGAAAGCCAAACTTAGCGACCACCCGCTGGGCATAAGGCAGCAGGGCAGTAAGATCGGCATCCTGATCGCGGGGGATTTCGTTGTACCACAGCACCAGCGAATCAGCAAGGTCATCGCCGAGCACATCGCGCAGGTATTTTTCAAACGCGCTGTCCTGGTATGGTTTCAGGCTGTCTATCTTGAAAGTGCTGTTCACCTTCAGGTACTGCTGCAGCTCCTCGAGGGTATTGATCAGTATTTTCATGAGATTACTTTTTCAGATCCTGTTCCTTTGTCCAGGGTGGTTAATTCTATATTGGGGATGGCGAAAACAATTTCTTTCGGCCATTCATTGATGGCTTTGATCAGGTTCAGCGGCATCAGCAGCCGGTCGCGCATGGGCTTCATAAGCGCCTGCTTGATGATCCACAGTTCGCGGGCTTCGGTGCCGTTGATGGTTTTGCTTTTCCCGGGTGCCGATCCTATCAGGCTGGGGTGCACACCCATGCCATAGCTCATGATGTTGCTGGCCTCCTCGCTGTCGTCGATATATTCGCCGCCCTTAAACAGGTTTTCCAGCACCGTGATCTTCATCCGGCGCTTCTCTTTTCCGTCGGGCGTGTACGATACAAACGAAATCACCGATTTGCCGCTGTTTTTCTGCGAACTCAGGAATTTGTTCAGGGCAGCGTATTCGGCTTTTACCCTGGCTTTTTTCTTTTCGTCTTCGGTAATGCCTTCCTCCGAAAAAATCTTTGAGAAGTAATCCTCACTCAGCTCCACATGGTATTTGATCACCATTTGGTTATCGAGCAAAGCGTTTTTAAATTCGGGTATCTTGCAGGCATAATCGTACCAGCCTGATTCAAATATCGAGAAGTAATAAGGCTTTTGGTAGTAGCTCCGGCCGGGGGTGGGAAAATTCAGCGGGATAATATAACGGTACTCTTTCAGGTCGGTTTTTGTGCCTTTGTCGTTTGTCAGAAGGCCCATCCGCATCTTAAGGTCGCGCAATGGCCAGCGGCTGTCAAGTACCGGGGTAACCACTAAATCCTTTTCCCTTTCCATGCTTTTGCCCCACTTCGCGCTGTAAAAGTGGTGCCTGATCACAGCTGTTTCAGAGTCCATCTCTTCCCAGCGGCTGAATGCGGCCTCTTTGCTCAGCAGGTTCACCACCTTGCGCTTGTTTTCGCGGTTAAATATGATTTCCGGAAAACAGTTGAACAGCGTAACCATATCCGTGGCTTGCTCAAGCAAATAGCCGTTTATGTCGTTTTCCTCGAAAAACGTGTTGATTTCCTCAACATCGTCGGCCTGCACAAACTGCCGTTTCCCGTTCACATCCAGCATGCGGCCGTAAACGACGCCCTGGCCATAGAGCACCAGCACGTTAAAAAAGGTACCCGAGGCAACCACGGGGTTTTTATAGATTTTGTCAATCGTGGTAAGCGGCAAATCGTTCGATTCGCCCCAGTACACCTCGCCCCTGTACTGCTTGTTTTTAAGCGTGAAACTCTGGGGCGTGCGGTCAGGGTCGCGCAGGAAGTTTTTACTGTTCTTTGCTTCGTAAACGATCGCCCTGGTTCCCGGGAGGAAAGCCGAGGCTCCGTCGCCGGTAAATATCACTTCTTTCTTCAGTTGAGCATTCACAGGTAAACCTCCTGGCCGTTAAATTCGATGATCGATAGTTTGTGTATGGTGCGAACCTGCAGCGATGGCAGGAACATGATATTGCATGTGCTGTTGTGATAATAGCTTGATGTGCACACGGCTTCCTTCACGGTTACAATCTCACCGGTCTCCTGCTTACAGAACTTCATCGAGAACGAAACCCTCCGGTTTTGTCCGTCTTTGCGTTCCATCAGCATACCAAGTCGCAAAAAATGTATCATGCAGCGAATATCACCCGGGGGCGCCTTTTTCAAAAGGACAAAAAAAATACCCCGCCTCCGGCAGGGTATTCAGCGTGATGAACCAAAGAAAAAAAGAAGTACCTAATCAAAAGGAACGGGCAAATTACGAACGGCTGTTTTCAGGAAGCTAAACTTTTTTGCAAGATGGGATCTCTGTGTCATCCAATCATGCGTACCGGGGGAGTAGTTATTTAACAGGTTTGCCTGAGCGCTTCCGATGCTCAGTTCCGGCGGCTTGGTGA